AAAATGAAAATTGCTTTAATAACTGATACCCATTACGGAGCTCGTAAGGGGAGTAAGATTTTTCATGATTACTTTCAGAAGTTTTATGATGATGTTTTCTTTCCTACAATCGAGGAGAGAAAAATTAAGAATGTAATTCATCTTGGAGATTCATTTGATAATCGTAAGAGTGTTGATTTTTGGGCATTGAATTGGGCTAAGGAGCATGTATATGATAAATTTAAAAAGTTAAAGACAACTGTTCATACAATAGTTGGTAATCATGATGTTTACTATAAAAATACTAATCAGGTAAATGCTGTAGATTCTTTACTTTCCTCTTATAATAATATTGTTAGATATGTTGGTCCTACAGATGTAGATATAGATGGGTTTAAAACATTACTACTTCCTTGGATATGTCAGGATAATTATGGAGAAACTGTAGAAGCAATAAAGAAATCAAAATCAAAATCAATATTTGGTCATTTGGAATTGAATGGATTCCAATTATTTCCTGGTCAAGTAATGACTCATGCTCTTAGTGGATTAGATGTATCTGATTTTAAAAATTTTGATGTAGTATTTTCTGGTCATTATCATACAAGATCAAATGATGGTAAGGTATTCTATTTGGGAAATCCCTATCAAATGTATTGGAATGATGCAGGTGATGTTAGGGGATTTCATATATTTGATACAGAAACTTTTCATTTAGAGTTTATTCAGAACCCATATGTTATTTTTGAAAAGGTTTATTATGATGATACTAATGTTCAACTTTTTGATGCAAGATATTTAAAGGACAAGATAGTTAAGGTTATTGTTCGTAAAAAGTCTAGTCAATTTGAATTTGATAAGTACATTGATAAGATTAATAAATCGGGATGTATTGATCTTAAAGTTGTTGAAAATTTTAATATTGATGATGAAGAGGTAGAGTTTTCCACCGATGAATGTGAAAATACTATAACACTTTTAAATAAATATATTGAAGATGCAGAATTTGATTTAGATAAAGAAGTTGTGAAAAACATTATGAAAGATGTTTATCGAGAGGCTTGCGAATTTGAATGACGTATTATATTCTTTCTATTAAAGGACAAGAACAGGAAGGTGCTTATGCCGTCAATGATGAAGATGGTGAGAGAGCATTGTACCTTTTTGAGGAAGAAGATGATGCAGAAAGATATGGTGGATTATTGGAAGCAGAAGACTATCCACCTATGAGTATTGTTGAAGTTCAGAAAGAGCTTGCAATTCACACCTGTGAGGTGTATAATTATAGGTATGTAGTTATCACTAAAGATGACTTTGTGATTCCACCAAGAGAGCATGATTTTATTCAAAAAGATAAGATGGCGTAATTTTCTCTCTACTGGGAATCAATATACAGAAGTTGATCTCACAGAATCACAAACTAGTTTAATTATTGGTACCAATGGTTCTGGAAAGAGTACTATCCTTGATGCTCTTACCTTTGCATTATTCAATAAACCATTTCGTAAAATAAGTAAAGGACAGTTAGTTAATACTATTAATGAAAAGGAATGTGTTGTTGAGATAGAATTTGTTATTGGTAAAACTGAATGGAAGATAGTAAGGGGAATAAAACCAAATATATTTGAAATTTATAAAGATGGAGATGTACTTAATCAAAGTTCTGCAGCAACAGATCAGCAGAAATGGTTAGAGGAACAAGTATTAAAGTTAAATTATAAGTCATTTACACAGATTGTTGTATTGGGTAGTGCATCGTTTGTACCTTTTATGCAATTGACTGCACCTAATCGTAGAGAAGTTATCGAAGATCTTTTAGATATAAAGATATTCTCTGTGATGGGATTGATTCTTAGAGAAAGGATTAGAGGATCTAATGAAAGATTAAGAGAGTTTTCTATTAGAAATAATCTTGTAGAAGAGAAGATTGATATGCAAAAAACTTTTATTGAAGAATTGGAAGCAAGTGGAAAGAAAGATGTAAGTGAAAAGAAAAAGAAACTAGAAGAAATCAATGGAGAGATTAATGCATATGAAGGGGAGTTGGAATATCTGAGTGATGAGTTAAATGTACTCAATAAAGATGTAGAAATGTTTTCGGGTTCTAACAAAAAGTTACGAAAGTTGGGTAACCTAAGAGGCAAATTGTCTCAGAAGGTAGCAACGATTACTGAAGAGCATAAGTTTTTTACAGATAACACGGTTTGCCCTACTTGCACTCAGTCTATCGAAGAAGAGTTTCGTATAGATAGAATTAATGATGCTAAATCTAAAGCCAAAGAACTTGAAAAAGGTTACAAGGAATTAGAGGAAGCTATCAGACTTGAAGAGGAAAGAGAAAACCAATTCAAGGAGTTTACAAAGGAGGCATCCAAACTAACGCATGAAATTTCTAAAACCAGTACAAGGATTTCTGGACTTGAAAATCAGACCAGAGACATTGAACAAGAAATTCAAAGAATTAGAGAACAAAGAGAAAGTAGAACTACTGAAAGACATGCGTTAGATAAACTAATAGGAGAACTGGAAGCACTCCAGAAAGACCAATCACAAGAGACTGAGAAAAGCGTTTATAACGAATTTGCTCATGCCTTAATGAAGGATGGTGGTGTCAAATCGAAAATAATTAAAAGGTACTTACCTTTGATGAATCAGCAGATTAATAAGTATCTGCAGTTGATGGATTTTTATATCAATTTTTCTTTAGATGAAGAATTTAAAGAGACTGTGAAATCACCTATACATGATAAATTTGTTTATGAATCATTCTCTGAAGGAGAGAAAATGAGGATTGACCTTGCACTTCTATTCACATGGAGAGAAATTGCACGGATGAAAAACTCTGCTAGTACAAATTTACTTATTCTTGATGAGATCTTTGATAGTTCTTTGGATGGGTTTGGTACAGAGTATTTTACCAAAATTATCAAATATATAATTAGTGATGCAAATGTATTTGTCATCTCTCACAAAACTGAAGATCTTATAGATCAATTTGATAATGTTATTAGATTTGAAAAAACAAAAGGATTTAGTAAAAAATTATGAAAATTTTAGTAACAGGTCATGATGGTTTCATTGGTAGTCATGTTTCCGAGCATTTAAGAAGTCTTGGATATGAGGTCGAAGGTTTAAGTTTTCCAGATGACATTGGCAATTTTAAAGGAAATTTTAAAGGAGGTGACTATGGATTAATAATTCACCTTGCTGCATTTGCTAACATCAGAGGTAGTCTTGATAATCCTGATGTGTTCTGGGAAAATAATGTAGAAAAGGCAAAGCCATTATTTGAATGGTGTAGACAGACAAATACTCGTATTTTATATGCTAGTTCTTCTGCTGTACATGAGTGGTGGATAAACCCTTATGCTATTACCAAGAAGGTAAATGAGATCCAAGCACCACCTAATAGTGTGGGTATGAGATTCTTTAATGTATGGGCAGAGAATGATAGTAGATCTGATATGCTCTATAGAATGTTGCAGGAGAAAACTGCTAAGTATCTTACTAGACATAGAAGAGATTGGATACATGTACATGATGTTGCAAGAGCAATTTGCTTTTTAATGCCAGATAAGTATAGAGGTGTAATTGATGTTGGTACTGGAAAGACCACATCTGTATTGGAGTTAGCAGAAAAGATGGGAATGGGACATCTTCCTATCAAGGAGGATACACCAGGTGAAAGGGACGAAACTAGAGCTGACACAACAGAGTTGACAAAATTGGGATGGCATCATACAATAAATATACTTGACTTCGCTAGCCCATGACAATTAGAACACATATAGTAGAAAAGAAAAACCCTAAGAATAATCAGGAGTGGTCATGGGAAGAAACTCCTGAAGTCCTCAATGCACTGGAGAAACTCCATGAAAGTTCCAAACTGGCAGCATCATTCCAACAAGGAACGAAAAAGGCACTTAAAGCCCCAAATGCTCCGACAAGCAAAAGCAAAACGAAGACAGTTGATAAACCGTCTACAGAAGCGTCCTAACGGACGCTTTTCTAGTATAATAGGTATATCGAAAACAAATGACAGATGACATTACAGCACGAAATTAAATCCCAACTTGCAAAACTCCTTGCTACTGAAGACCTTATTGTTGAGCATAAGCAATGTGAAACTGCAGAGTTTAATGTTGGTACTCGTGTATTGACATTACCATTATGGGATAGAGCAAGTAATGTTGTATACGACATGTTGGTTGGACATGAGGTAGGACATGCATTGTTTACACCAGATAGAAACTGGTTCCTAGAAGTTCAGATGCCACC